TTTCGCTAAGTTGACTATTATCATGATGTACCCAATTTAAATGAGGTTTCCCTTGTAAATTGGTTTCTTCAAGTCCAAGTGTAAAAGCAGTATTACTATTATTAGTTGGAAAGTCTACTATCTTTCTATTTAATATAGTTTCATACCTATTTTTTAAATAGAGCCAGTTTTCAATCTTAGCTCCATTCGTTCGCTTACCTGGAAATAAGTTTTTCTTACCTTTGTTGCCAGGAAAAAAGAATTCTTTTAATGCTTTCTCCCTAACTTCATCTGGATTTGGGTAGAAATTATCTACTATTATAATCATTTTTGAAGTTCTTCAATAACATCTAATCCACCTTCAATCTTTGCAAGGTATTCTTTTTTGTCTGCTAATTGACTTTCAAGAGATATAATTTCTTTACTTATCTTATCATGTTGCAACTTCAAATTATGTTTTAGCATTTCTGTATGCGACATTGTTTCTAAAGGCTCTTTAGTTATGCCTAATAGTTTTTCTAATTTAATGTCTTTCGCCATGCTTTCTTACTCCATTTCCTAAATGCACTTCACTACCATCAGACTTTCTCATAATAATTTGTCTGAAGTAGTGTTGTTTTTCCATATACTTATCAATCGCTGCTAGTCTATCTTCCTTACTAACATTATCATTGAATGTAAAAGTATACTCTCCTCTTTTTACTTTAATCATTTTGCTGTTATTCTTTGGTCATACCAAGCAAGACCTTCGTCCCACCAGTAGGGTTTATCCCTGTGTGACCACTTGGCGAATGTCGCCTTGTCTGTATGATAGTAAAGTCTGTAACTGCCAATAACATCTTCTGCGTCTTTTAGTTCATCTGGCATTGCCATACCAAATGCAGTCTGTCCAAGACGAGGTGTATTCTTAAGTTCTGGTAGTTTATTTATTACTTCTACTACTGACTTATGTTGTTTGCCATAGCGATAATGATATTCGTCATTCAAAGCATTGGCATAACAATGTACCCACTCAAAATTATCAAGGGAAGACCTTGTCCATATCGTGCATGGGTGATTAT